ATCCCAGCGCCGAAGGCCAGCAGCCAGCCGACTGAGACGATCTGGTCCTGGCTCAACGCAAGAGCTCGTCCAGGTACACGCGCAAGCGGGCATCGTCGAGGGGCCCCTGCCACTTCCTGACCAGTTGCCCTGTCCGATCCACGAAGTAGCTCTCCGGGACACCGCTCATACCGTAGTCCACCGCCACCGCGCCTGAGAGATCTCGGCCGTTCGGATACGTCACCCCCACGGAGTAGAGGGCGTTGTTCGTCGGTGCCGACGCCGTGCGCAGCAAGTTCTGGCCCGCGTCGCCATCATCATGGGCGATCGCAGGCTGGAGCGAGCCGTAGTCGGTCGAGCCCTTGTGCTTCTGCTTGGGACCCTTGAGCGGCTGGAACTCGGTTTTGGCGGTGTTCGCGCCGATGGCGCCGATCGATTCGACGCCGCCGACTTCCGTAAGGGTCAGTGCGCCGTAGCCAGCGGCATCGAACGTGAGGGGGGCTGCGGCGCCGATTGCGATCGTCGTGCCCGCGGCAGTACTGGAACCCATGGTACTTCTCCTGTGTGGGTAGCCGGTGAATCCGGCAGAAACCGTCCGCGCGGGCGGACGAACTGATTAGCCGGCGGTGTTGCCGTCGGGCTTGTTGGACTTCGATGTCGAGGTGGGCTTGTCGTCGGCGGTGGGCTTGCGAACCAAGCCAGCGGCCTCGTAGTTGATGAACTGGCCCTCAGGGATGTCCTGGGTCTCGCCCTGCTTGTAGCTCTGCTCCGTGCCAGCATCCTTGAAGTCACGGATGATGAAGGCACTGATTTTCTTATCGCTCATGGTCGTCTCCTCTTCAAACGGGCGCGTCGAAGCTGACGCGAAAGTCCTGTGTCTGCTCGAAGGTGTCGCCTGGCCCGTTCACATCGGGGCCAAGGCCGGCAGTCGTGATCGAAACTCGGATGCCGCCGCCTATGTCGCCGGTGCGGCCGGCGCAGCAGGCTTTCACCAGCGCGATGATTCCGTCCTTCTCGTCGTAGTTCTCGGCCCTGACCGCGACGGAGACACGGTCCGTCTGCCGTACCCAGCCAGCGCGCTTTAGCGGCTGGCGTTCGATGTTGCTGACCGTTCGGACCAGCAGCGCCGGCAGGGTGACCGAATCTGGCAAGCGCCCCGCTTTGATGCTTGCCGCAACAACGGTGCCAAGGACGTGCTGGTCAGCACGGAGCAGCGCGCCAATGATCCGAGTACCGGTCATTCGTCGTCGTCCTTCACGCCTGAGACAACCATCCCGCGCGAGATGCCGGCGTCGATGTACCGCTGCGCAGCGCGAACTGCCTCGGCCTGCTTGATGTCCAGCGCAGGGCGGAGGAATGGGTGAGCGCGCGCGCCAGGGTGAAATACGGTACCGCCAACGAACTGGCCGCCAATCACAAGGGAGCCGTTACCGTCAGCCTCACGGACCTTCGCGTTAATCCGCCGCAGCCCCACTCCCTGCCGCTGCTTGTCACTGATGCTGATGAAGTGGGGCGAGGTGCCGTACTCAAGCCAGAGCGCGCGCGAGTAGGCCCAGCCGGGCTCGATCGTCACACGCACAATGGTCCGGAACTGTTCCGACTTAGCCTTGATCACCACCGCGTCAGCTACTTCAGTCGATGCCGACCTCTGCTTGGCCTCGGTAGCAATGACCTGCCCACCGGCCTTTGCTGCGCCCTGCAACAAGCGGGTCAGCTGCTTTGGTAGACGGCCAATGTAGGCAGAAGCTTCGCTGCGGCCCCAAGTGTTCGCCATCAGGCAGGATTGCCCGCGGTGCTGTAATCTTCGACCATGAACTCTAGGCCCTCGCGGTGCCCGAGTTCGGCTGGCCCTGAAATGATCTGCATCACCCGATTGCCCATGACGAACCGCATGTCTGGGGTCACGTCCGTGCGATACCGCAGCCGAACGCGGGCAGGGCGGGCGGCGACGTTGATACCATCGGCAAGCCGCTCGCCCCGGCTGGGCAGCATGTCCTGCACGTTGGCCCACACGTCTGCGATCGGCTCCCAGGTGCCCGACCCCGCACCGGTGAAGCTCTCGTCGGCGACTGGTCGCTCTATCCGCAGTCTGCGGTTCAGAGTTCCGGCGTTCACGCGATCACCGGTCGCCAGTAGTCGCCCAGCACGTTGCGCAGCGTTTCCCAGCCTGCCGCCGAGATCTCACCGCGCGACTGATCGGCGAGCGAGCAGTAGACGCATACGGCGTGGATCAGCGGCATCGGCAAAGCCGCAGGATCCTCGTGTCCCGCGGTATAGGTGAGCGTGGCCGATCGGGCGGACGGCCAGCCGGAAGCGGGAAGCAGTCGACCGGACGGCTGGACGACGAAGTGGGTAAATTGCTGAGCCGCAAGCGAGGCGTCGAGGTACTGCACCTTTAGCGTTTCAGCCTTGTACGGCCCCCACTGCAGGCTCATCGCGGGCCCGAACATTGTCTCCTGCGTGACCTCGCGCGAGGTCATTAGAATGCCCGTGCCGCGTTCTACCCAGGCGATCGCCGCACCGAGCATGATCGTGAGCGCTTCGTCTTCGTCGGCGCCATCGTAGCGCAGGAAGGAGCGAACCTGGTCGATGGTCACGCCCACAGGTCAGGCTCTCGGAGGGGCGCCGGTCGGTGCGGTCCATGCACCTTCCGGCACCAGCTGCACACGACGCCGGGCAGTGTCGTCGATGACAACCCCGCCACCGATGCCAGCGCTGAGCCACTCAAAATCAAGCGGCGACCAGCAGCGGCCAACTCGAACAGCTTTGCGGCGACCAGTGACCGCGTTCTCAAGATAGAGCCACACGCCCTGGTCCCGTACCTCGCGCCAGGAGAAGAAGGCTCTCAGCCAGTTGGTCACTTGGCGTCCTTCCCGTCGCGGCCACGCTTGACCGCCAGTCTCCAGCCGCTGTCAGGGCTATCTGGCTTGGAATCGGTGGATCGCTGTGCGATCCAGAGCGATCCTGCCCAGGTCACCGCGTCACCATGCTGGTACTGCTTGCCGGTCGAGTAGACGCCGCGATCGAGAACGACAGGGAATGCGAATTCGAACGAGTGGGCGACAGCGCCGCGTGTGAAGCAGAACTTGAACGTGCGCTCATCGTCGAGCGGAACGATGTCGAAGTCGTCCAGCGTGAAGGTTTCTCCATCCTCACCGTCGCGGCCGATCACGACGCCTAGGTTCTTCGTGCTTCCGTCCGTCATGGTGAGCACTAGCGAACCGTCACGGTCGATAAGTGCATCCGACATGCCGATGCCGCTTGGGCCGCGCTCCGGCGCCGGCAAAGCAGCAACAGCCTTCCCCACCGAATCCTCTACGAGCGCGGCCACCTGGGCCATGTCCACTTCGCCGGGTGCGCCAGGATCGGCAGGGGGCAGGGCAGAGACTGCCTTGGGCACGGCTTCGTCGACAAGCATACCAAGCTGAGCCTTCATGGCTTCGACGTCGATCGGCTCCGGTTGGGTCGCATCGCGACCCACCACCAAGCCCAGAGACTTCGTCCGACCATCAGTGAGCGTGAGTACAAGCTGCCCGTCGCGATCGATCAGCGCATCCGCGAGGCCAACGCCGTCGACGCCGGGATCTGGCGGCGGCAAGGAGGAGACCGCGTCACCAACGGCCCGACTGATCTGCTCGGCCACCACGGCCATATCGACTTCGCCGGGCGCGCCTGGCTCGGCTGGAGGCAGCGCAGCAACAGCCTTGCCGACCTCGGCCGAGACGAGCAGCGCAACCTCCTGCATGTCCACTACGCCTGGGGCACCTGGCTGTGGTGGCGGCAATGCGGAGACAGCCTCCTCCAGCGCGCGAGCAACAGCGGCATCGATGTCGGCAAGGGTGACTTCCGGCTCGGCGCGGACCTCTGCTTGCGCTGCAATGCGACGTTCGAGCTCCTGCACCGTAGCGCGCAGCGCCGCGTTCTCCTCCTGCACCGGGAGCAGTTCGGCGGCGACGTAGTCACGGACGATCTCGACCATCTGCTGGCCGAACAGTTCACCGTCGAACACCAGGCAACCCTTTCATCATCGCGAGCAGGGCCTTCGCGGCCTGTGCCTCGTCAGGGTTGTCGTTGGCCGGCGGCTCGGCTGGAGCGGGCGCGGGCAACGCAGTCGCTTTGCCGAACGGATCGTCGGTGGCGTCGCGCTTGGCGAGGGCGGCGAGGCTATAGTTCTGCTGCTGAAGATAGACAGTATCACCACCCTCGGTCGGCTTCTTGTCCAGCTTAGCCCGCATTTCGTCGACCTTGAGGATGCCGGCGCCGTCCTTGAGAACCTGCATCTGGGTCACGCCATCCATGCGCAACAGGTTGTCGACGTCGAACTCTGTGCCCAGCTTGTCCCCGGTGCCGAGGCCTTCGTCCATGCAGGTCTCGATCGCCTCGATCAGGGACTGAAGGCACTGCGAGTAGTACTCGACGTTCAGTGCCTGGACGTTGTTGTAGCTGGGCAGCGCGCCCACGCCGATCTTGTATGGCGGCACATGGAAGGTGGAGCAAACCACCTCCGAGGTCCATTTGAGCTGCTCGATCAGCTGTGCGTCCGTCGCCTTGACCGCCAGCGCCTCGTACTTGAGGCCGTCACCCAGCACCGCGATCTTGCCAGCGTTCTCGCCGCTGAAATTGCCGTCCCAGTACTCTTTGAGGCGATCTGCGTTCGCCTGGTCGATTTTGCCAGGAGCGACGAGGATGCCGCCAGGCTTAGACCCGTTGCCGAAGAACTTGGCGCTGCTGTTCTGGATCTGCAGGCCCTGCGTTGCCGCGAGGCCGGAAGCATAGATCGGCGACAGCCCGACGAGAGGGTGGAATAGGCAGTTGAACCTGTCGTGGATGATCTCACTCGCCGGAACAACCACCGCAGCCTCAGCAATGCCCGCGAGGTGGTCGGTGGAGAGCCGATAGTAGACGCCGCCATCGTCGGTGATGAGCGGCTCCACCCGATCCGGATCGAGGATATAGAGTGCCTTGACCACCCCACGCGCGTCGCGTTCCTTGAGTGCGTAGGTGTTGCCGCTGGACAGTTTGGAGAGGATCCAGTTCTCCCAGAACTGGTTGCGCGTCTGATACCGGTTTGGCTTCCGCAGTACAGGCGAGTACGCAGTGTTCGTCGTCTCGGACCAGACCCCATCCGAGAACTCGACCAGCTTGACGCGAAGCTTGGCGACGTCGCTGGCGATCAGCGTCATGCAGGCGAAAACAGCGTGGTATGCGAGCACCGCGGTTTGACTGACCACGACATCGCGCTGCCATGCACCCGTGAAGGATTCGAGGATGCGCATCCAGCCGCCACCCCCCGCCGGAGCGGAGAGGGAGCGGCCGGCGCGAGAGATCTCGAAGCCGAAGAGGCGCATCAGTCCGCCTTGGCTTCCTTGGCCTCGGCGACCTTCTCCTGCAGCGTCGCGGCATCCCAGCCGTGGAAGGGACGCTTGCCGACAACCTTCACGTACTCGGCGCGCAAGTCGTCCAGCTCAGCCTTCTGCTCGCCATCTCCATCCGGCCTGCCGGCCTTCCCGATGGCGATGAGCGCACGCGCATCTGCGGTAGTGCGCGCGACGAAGGGATCGCCAGGCATGAGCCGACGTGTGGCGTAGGTCATCGACTTTTTGGCTACCAAGTCGGTCATATCGTCCTCCGTGAGAGAGCCCGGCGGGCAGCTACAGCCGCCCGCCGATCGTCAATTACGGCGCCGCTGGCGTGCCGTAGTCGGCGTTGCCGATGTAGGCGACGGCCGATGCGCGGCGCTTGGCGAAGTTGAGCGGCCGCACCACCTTGATGGCCACCGACTCAGTCTGGAACATGGAAACCACGTTCGCATTGGGGGTTGGCGTGTCGCTCGCACCATCCGGGTTGTCCGCCATCTGGACCGACGCTTCGGTCGAGAGGGACACCTCAACGCCGCGGTCGCCAATCTTGTAGATGTCGGAGGGCTTCAGCAGAATGAGGTCGCCCGCGCCGACGTTTCCACCAGCGACTACCGGGTCGCCCAGCAGAGTGCCGCCGTTCGCCGACAAGCCTGGGAATGCGAAGTTGCCCATCACGTTCTGAATGAGGCCCAGCGACTTCGCCAGCGACTGCGTGGTGACGAACCGAAGGTCGTCCGCATTGTTGGCCGCGATGAAGCCGGCGTACAACGCCTTCACGTCGGTGATCACGCCTTCAGTGTCGTTGCCCGCGCTCGTACCTGCGGTCAGACCGTTCAGGATGCCAGCCGGCGACACGTTGGCGACGGCCGCTGCATTCGACAGGAACGTCTGATCGACACGCTGCGCTGAGGCCTGCACCAGCGCATCGCGCACCAGCAGTTCGGCAGATGGAGAGGAGTCGCGCAGCAGCTCCTTCGAGATCACGGCGATCGCGGCCACCTTCAAGGCGGATAGCACGACATCCGAGAAGTCGGCCTTGGTCACCGGGATCGACTTGGACTGGCCGACCCAGTAAGCCGACGCGGCACCGTCCTGGCCCTTGATGTGCACATTTGCCGGCACCTCGCGGAGTGGCAGGCGATCGAACACCGTCTGAGCGTACAGAAAGTCGATGAAGTCGCCGGTGTAGCGGGTGTCTGCCTGGGCGAGTTCCGCGCCCCACTCGCCAGCCTCGGTGCCGCCGCCGGCCACCGCGGCCTTCACGACCTGCACGAGGGTCGGGTTGCTCTTGCCCCAGCGCTGGTGCGCAATGCCTTCGGCCGAGATGCCATCGAGGCGGGCAAGGGTCTTGGCGATCACCATACGGGTGTAGTTCTGGCCCTCGAACTTCTCGTCCGCGTCGCCCGACTTGATGATGATCTGGCCACCGCGCGAGCCGGAACCGTCCTTCTGGTTCGATCCGTGCGCGGGCGCAGCCTTGGAGATCAGCGTCTTCTCCATTGCGCGGAGGCGCACCAGGTGCTTGTCGATGGCGTCGATATCGGCCTGGTTGCCGTCGAACAGCTGCTCCTGCTCTTCGTCGAGGGTGGCACCCTCGTCAGCGGACTTGGTCATGATGGTTTCGTTCGCAGCGACGAGCGAGGCGCGCTTCTGCTCGAAGGCAGCGATCTGTTCAGCGATGGTAGGCATGTAGGTGTTCCCGTAGTCTAGGGGCTATGCCGTCCGCCTGATGGTGCGGATGACGAAGGGTTTCGCCCCGTCGCGGGCGGGTTCCTGCAGCTTGACGACGCGCCCCTTGCCGGTCGCGGCGGGTTTGTCGTGCTGGGGAGTTGGGAGTGGATCGGGCTCGATGCCGGCCTTCTCCATGAAGTTGTGGTCGAGCGACTTCACCGCGGTGATCACCGCCTCGGCGTTTGCCGGAATGGATACGGTCGACAGCTCGAAGATCTCGATTTCCTGGAAGTCGATGCCGCCGTCATCAAGGAAAGCGTACTTGAGGGGACGAAAACCGATGGACACGGCGCGCACGAGCCCATGCTTGATCTCGCCCCACGCGGTGTCGACGCGATCCTTAAGCGGACCCGCCTCTGCGATGTCCGGGATCTGCGCCTCGAACTCGATGCCCTTGGCCGTCGGCTTGCCGAACGTGACGGTGCCGATCGGCGCGTCATGCTGATGCTGATGCAACAGGACCAGCGGGTTCTGAAACTTCGCCCCCAACGGATTGATGGTATCCGACACCCGGTCCGCGGCGGGAGTGGTGGCCCAGCCCTTGAAGGTGCGCTGATCGGCGTCGAAGGCTTTCACCTCCAGCATGGAATAAGCTCGGTTCATGTTGGCTCCTTCGGGAGGCGCAGGATCAGACGACGAGCATCTCGTATTCTGGCGCTGCCTCTTCCGGCACGATCATCGGGGCAGTGGCATTTATCAGCCCGTCCACCCCGTCGATCTTGTTCGGACTGTTCGGCGTTTCCTTCTTCGGCAGCAGGCTGCCGTTCACGCGGCGGTCGACAACGACGTTGCCGATCATCCAGGCCAACACAGGATTGGCATCGTGGCGCAGACGAGCTGGTCCGGCCTTCACGCGAGCCTCGAGCTGCCTAGCCGGGTCAGTGACGTTGGCGGCGTTCTTGGGCAGTTGCACTGCGAATGGCTCGCCGCCGTCGTCGAAGTCTTCGTTGAGCCGCGACGCCATGGCGAGGCCGCTGTTCCACTGGTCGAATGTCGCGCGCCGAACAGCCAGCGCTTCCTTCAGGTCCCGCACCTGCTGCTCGATGACGCGATGGTCGATGAAGTCGCCGGGTGTTGCAACCAACGCGCTGGCAGCCACCCATTGCTTATAGAGCGCGGTCACCTGCTTCAGCGCGCCGTCCTGGCTGGAGAGCCGCGCTTCGGGCACGTAGAACCACGGCTTCACGAGCAGTTGGCCCGTCGGCGTTTCCGCGACCAGCACCAGCGCGGAAAGATCGTCGACGTTCGAAAGGTCGGCGCCGATGTAGCAGTCGAGACCGGCGAAATCGTCTAGGGTCAGCGTGGTGTCGCCGCAGAGCGCCCACTGAGTTACGTTGAGCCAGGCCGATGCAGCACCTAGCCAGATATTTAGGTGCTTAGTCTTGAACTCGCCTTCGGCAGCCGGGCTCGCTTTGGCCTCGATCGCCCGCTTGGCAACCTCATCCCGCAACGGGCGCGAGGCATCGATCAGCGGGTTAGCCTTGATCCACTTGGAAGGGTCGAACGGATCGTCGCCAACCTTGCGATCGTCGCCGTAGTCTTCGGCGCGGTCGAGGGTGAAGATTATCGCGAAGATGTGCTCGGCGATGACAGAGCGTTCGAGCACCTTGGTCGCCAGGGTCCGTTGCTCGTAGCAGACGCCGTGCAGATTGAACCCGGCCGTGGTGATGATCCACATCAGCGGGTTACGCCGCGCACCGAAAGCCGAGTTCATCACGTCGAACAAGCCGCGGTCAGAGTGGGCGTGCAGCTCGTCCATGGTGACAAGGTGCGGGTTGTGCCCGTCCTGGCTCTTGGCCTTCGCGTGCATGGGCTGCATGTAGCCGCCGTTGTCGCCGCAGGTGATCGACTTGGCCCACGGGATTAGCCCGAAAGCCTCCTGCAAAGCCGGCATCTTCTCCACCATGCGCTTGGCAGGGTGGAACACCTTCTTGGCCTGATCAAACGTCGTCGCCGCGGTAAGTACCTGAGGCCCTGGCTCGTTCTCGCAGGCCAGACAGTAGAGTGACACCAGCGCCGTCTTCGTCGACTTCGCGTTCTTGCGCGCGACCTCTTCATAGACGGAGGTGAAGCGCCTGCCGCCGGTGTCATGCCGACGCCAGCCGAAGACCAGCGCCAGGACGAAAACCTGAAACGGCTCCAACGTGATCGTCGGTGTGTCCCAGACACCTTCAACGTGGGGCAGCTTCTCCGCGAAGTCGCAGACATCGTTGGCGTGCCACGGGTCGAAGTAGTACCCCCACGCCTTCGTCTTTGCGCGCTTCAGGTCGTCGAGGTGCCGCTGAGCCGCCAGCCGAACCCACTTGCAGTGCCGCTTCTGCTTCTTATCACCAGCTGCTGCTTTCGCGTACGCCAGTGCGACCGAGGCGTAGTCTCTAGCGTGCCCCGTGTCCGTTGCGCTTGAACGGGTTGCCCGGCTTCGTGGCATCCGCGGCACCTCCGCTTCCTACGCGGCTTTTCGGGCCGGCAATCCTCAGGAGCTCTTCGTGCTGACGAAGTACCGTCAGGTAAGCGGCGGGCGGGGGCTCACCACCCGCGGAGAAGGCTTGACGGACCAGCGCTTCCAGCGAGCAGTAGCGAGCGAGCAGGGCGCTATCGACCTCGGTGACGCCAGCGGCCATGACCCGGCCGAGCACCTCTTGCCAGACGAGGATCGCTTCCGGCGTCAGGTAGTCCGGCTGGATCGGCGGATCGCCGGGTACGATGATCTCGGTTTTGTCACCATCCCGGAAGGGCCGGAGCGTGCCGGCCGCCGCCTTCTCGGTCGGCGTTTTCGGCTTGCGCCCGCGCTGCATTCTGGCCTCCAAAATTTATATCGGCCCGAAAGTTTAATACGGGCGAGCGAAAAAAGGCCTCGGTATACGGTCCTAGGGGTAGCTGCGGCCGATCTTTGACCTCCCCCCCGGGGTGCGCGACCTCGCGCGTGCCCTGCTGGCCTCTTCAGCCGTCTTCACCTGGTGGCAGGGATCGCAGATGCCTTGGTAGTTCTCGCGATCATCAGTGCCGCCTTCGGCCTTCGGGATCTTATGGTCTGCGATCGTTGAAGGCGTGACGCGCCCCGCATCGAGACAAGGGCGGCACAGGGGCTCCTCTTTGAGCACCTGTGCACGCATCAACTCATGAGCCCGACCGTAGCCGCGCTGCTGCCTGCTCTTGCGTGTGGTCGCCCAAGATTTCGCGCGAGGCTTCTGCTTGAGGCTAGGTGGACGGCTGGGCACTAGGTACGCTTCGCGCGCCCCACCAGAAGCGAGGTGCTCCTGTTGGGTGGGGCGTTGGTGGCTAGGCCATGCGCGAACGCCTGCTGCTCCTGGCAGCGGATGAGCTGTTCTACTCCGTCGACGATTTGCACGTCAAGCGGCCTGATCGTGCGCGGGCAGTAGGTTGTGGGCAGCGATCTTCACGGGGATGTTGAACCCGGGAAAGTCGACCAGGATGAAGCGACCGCGTTGACCTCTGACGCTGCCTAGCAATCCTTCGAAGCCGGCATCAGCGAAGGTCACCAGTTCACCCGCATGGAAGGTGCGGGCCGCTGCGCGCGGTCGGCCGCGTTGCTCAGCAAGCCGCAAGGCGTCGAGAGCACGATCAGCCACACGGGGGTAGATGTCGAGATGACGGAACACGCCGAAGTTGGGCAGCATGACAGTGACGTGGCTGCGTGCCGCCTCATCCCATACGACGCGCGATGGTGCCGGTTGCCGCGAGATCGCTACCAGCTCGGGCAGCCGGTCGTATTCCGAGAACACAATGGTGGGCGTCATAGGCGACGCGACCTCCTTCCGGTCGCGTGAGCGCGCCAGGCGGACCGTTCGGGTCTCCTGCGGCGTCCACGCCTGGAAGCCCGCCTGCTGTAGAGCCGTGGTCAATGGGATCGTGCGGCTGGGTGCCGTGCGTAGGATGCACCAGTTCATCGCTGGCCACCGGAGCCGAGGGGCATGCGATATGTGTGGCTGTGGGGCACCGCGTTCAGCAGCCGGGCTATCCGCGCCATCGCCACATTGCCCTCATGGTAGGTAAAGGTCAGGTTGGTGCACGCGGTATTCCGCAACTTCTGACGGAGACGAAGCAGCAGCACAGCCAAAGCCTGCGGCTCGGTGCACCATGCGAAATGCACAGCGAACACGCCGTCATCTAGGTCTTCAGAACAGTTGATGCCGGCGATGCAGCGCTCGCCTTCAAGGGCTAAGATTGCGGGCTTGTCCCAGCATGCGGGAGGGAAGCGCATCCAGCCATTCTCTTGGAGAAGCAAGCCAGCACGATAGGCCGCGGTCATCCCCACTTGCGATTGGCATAGCTTGTCGACCTCAGTGATCGTCACGCTGCGATCTCCTGAATGCTGACACAGCTGGGGCAGTCTGCTTCGACGCCCTCGAGTGTGAGGACCCGTCGAATGTCCTGGCACATGCCGCATGATGGTTCCGCGCGCTGGACCGGTTCGGGCAGCTGGCGTGACCGGGCTGAGCGCAAGACGTAGGAGCCATCCTCCTCGCGCCACAGGTAGCCGTAAGTCTCAGCCATGCGCTTCCACCGCTCCGGTAGCGCATCGATCTCGGATTGGTCGCTAGCCTCGGCCGCGAGACGCCTCATTGCCTCGTCGAAGCGCGCCTGCTGCTCCCGACGCACGGCCAGTTCCGCGGAACGCCTACTCCGCAGCGCTTCGTCGTTCCGCTCCCATCTGCCAAGGATCTCTACGCACTCGGACGTGCTCGGAAAGAACCTGCACGTGCGGAGCGCCTCAGCGACTAGGAACTCGAGCGCGGACTTCGGGTACGTGCCGATGGCCAACTCGTAAGCGCGCACGCGCAGCTTTCCCGTAACCTCGTCGTCCTTGCGTCGCGGCAGCGTGGTCAACATGCGGAGGCAGCGGTCCAGGAACTGCGCATCTCCGGTCGCGAGTGGCGGGAGCGGCATGGTGGCGATCGCCATGGCGGCGTCGAGCTGTTCATCGGACAGTCGAAGCGCCGGCGCCGAAGATCCGCTCGTCAAGCTCTCGCTCGAAGCCGTCTCGCTGATCGACGTCGAGATGGCTGGGAGAAGTTCGCCTACCGGTCGCGCCGGACGGGAGTTGGTGGGGTGGTCGGTCATTTCTCTTTTCTCGCGGGTCGTAGGCTCCGCCCCAGCCGAGGGCGACAATGGCTTCGAGCAGACGGCCAGGGGGCCACTCGTCGTCAGCCATCCCTTCGACCTTCCGGACAAACTGGCGGTGCGCCGTCGCGGTATTCGTCGAGTTCTTGGTCTTCCGGTTCTTCAGCAGATCCGCCCAGACGTCCGGATCGGCCCAAGCGGGGCAGGGAAAATCTACCGGGAAGCGGTGCCCCTTACGCGCGGGCGGGGTATCCCCATCCGGGTGGGTAGGGGCGGGGGGGTTAGAATTATTTTCATTGGGGGGGAGGGGAAGGGAGGGCGAAACGTCACCGGCGTCACAAACGTCACTTTCGTCACATGTGACGG